GTAAACCCTGACCCAATACCATTCTTCTTACCAAGTGGTTTAAACAATTATCAATTTGTAAGTGCCGGCGATGGCATGTCTGTCAGTGAGAAAATCAGATGAAAACATATGTTCAGTCTAATAGTAATGGTTCGACTGGAACTGCAACCACAGTAACAGTTACTTTAAATGGCAATATTACTGTCGGTAATACTTTACTAGTTTTCTTGTATGGTCAAACCGCAACCGTAACTTCAGTGACAGATAATCTTAGCAATACCTATACTCAGGATTTTTCACATACTTCCAGCAATGGAAAGAAATACGCTTATAGCGCACCAGTAACCACTGGCGGTAGTTGTACTATTACTTGGACATTTCCATCTAACACTCTACCTAGAGAAATTATAGTTGTAGAGCATCGGTATTTAAATGCAACTCCTTTCGACCAATCAGTAACTGTGACTGGAATAACAGCCGCTGGAGGAGCCACTTCTGGGGCAACAGCCAGCCTAACTCAAAATTTTGAGTTAGTTGTCGGCTTATCGGCTTTATTTAACTCCAGTGATGCTACTGGGACATGGACAATTGATATGGAAAATGTGATACAAGAAGCTACTGGTGGCACTAGTTATAGATTTTCCTATGCTTCAAGATTGAATAATAGTACGAATGGTCAAGCTGTTACCGTACAATCTTGGAGTCCAACAGGCAGTAACTATACTTTAATTTGTCTTACTTATAAGTATACGCCTAACGACCCTTTTAGGAGGAACAATCTACGACCAGCTATATTTAAGCCAGGACTAGCTAGATGATATTATGAAAGAGGTAAAAACAAACCAGATAGGCGGATAGTTAAATTTCGTTTCTTCAGTTACGCAGTCCACGAATACAAAACCCATTAGCTAACCCTGCTGGTCAAGGAAGTAGTCCAAGTGCCTCAGTTTCACCTAGTGCCTCATTGTCGCCTAGTGCAAGTGATTCGCCCAGTATTTCACCGTCAGCCTCAGTTTCACCGAGTTCGAGTGCGAGTGCCTCATTATCGCCGAGCGCCAGTTTATCACCATCGTCTAGTATCTCGCCTAGTATTTCACCGAGCGCCAGCCTCAGTCCATCATCATCCATTTCGGCTTCTATATCACCTTCGGCTAGCGTAAGTCCGAGCGCTAGTAGCAGCCCGAGTAGTTCGGTTAGTGCTAGTATTTCGCCATCAGCCTCACTAAGTCCTTCGAGCAGTTCTAGCGCTAGTATTAGTCCGTCAGCCAGTGTATCTCCCTCTGCTAGTCGCAGCCCGAGCAGTAGTGCATCGCCATCGATTTCTCCGAGCGCCAGCCTTAGCCCATCAGCAAGTATCTCGCCATCGATTTCACCGTCTGCTAGTGTCTCGCCCTCTGCATCTTTATCACCTAGCGCCAGCGCCAGCGCCTCGATTTCACCTAGTGCTAGTCTATCTCCTTCTAGTTCGGCGAGTCCTTCTATTTCTCCATCTGCAAGCCTATCGCCAAGTTCAAGTGTCAGCCCTTCAATCTCACCCTCAGCTTCGCTTAGTCCTAGTTCAAGCATTAGTCCATCGATTAGTCCGTCAGCCAGTCTTAGCCCCTCGAGTTCAATCAGTGCATCCGTGTCGCCGAGCGCTTCCCGTTCGCCAAGTTCCTCAATATCGCCCTCGATTAGCCCGTCTAGTTCACTTAGCCCATCTTCGAGTGTATCTGCCTCAGTCTCCCCAAGCGCTAGTCGCAGCCCATCTGCTAGTGTCTCGCCCTCGATTAGCCCATCGTCCAGTTTAAGCCCATCAATATCGCCCTCATCATCAATTTCAGCCTCTTTAAGCCCCTCAAGTTCTTCATCAGCCTCAATATCACCTTCATCGTCTGCAAGCGCCAGTACAAGCCCGAGTGCGTCTGCAAGCCCATCTATCTCGCCTAGCGCTAGTGTCAGCCCATCCCCTAGCGAGTTTATACATGGTATAGAAGATGACATTATCGCTATAAAGCAAATTGACAACCTTACTATTATAAAAACAGCCGAATACAACATAGTTATCCACAAGTCTGTAGATGAAATTACAATAAAGGATGTTGAGGATATTCTGTCAGGTGGGACTACAGATGTAGTATTTGAGATAACCGCCACCCAGCAATCAGACAACATCACTATAACTAAATCACCGCCAGACAGTATCAGAATAATCGACTGAACATCGACATTCTTCCAATATTTGTTATACTTCAAATAATTATCTGTACTCGCCCTCGGATAGTCTAAAGACCGTATAACTTGGGCGAACCTTTATAAATGATACATCGTTAGTTTCGTTTATGATAAATAGTTGTAAATGAATTACAGAGATAAATGATATAACTTTCATTTGGTAATACTAAGACATGGTTGTAATTGATGGTTAAAAAGAGAAACCCCTCTTTCGAGGGGCCTTGCTGTGTTCTCTATCGCACACAAAGTGCTTGACTTATTATTAGCACGGGTGTACCATCATGTCAACACTGCTGTGTTCGTAACACTTGAAAACCGATATGCGTCAATGGTCGGTAAGCCAAAACTCAGCCTCATGTGACGGGGACGGGAATAGGTAAGCGAGGGTAAAAGGGATGGTTACATCTCCCTTCTTCGCTATGCTTTGTAACTTCACAATTCAAAATCATTCAATATTAACCCACTACCAGCCTAGCTCTATGCTCTGCTAAACAAGAATAGGGTTGGAGTTTAACTAAGTCTGTGAGGATACATGATAGAAGAATACGATGAATATGGAGAAGTTAAGCCTGTAGTAGAACGTAAACTTTCAGCAGACCAGCAACATCGCATACACCAGACTAAAGATTTATTTGAAGGTGATTGTTCTTATTGCCAATCTGACATGAAGAAGAAATTGCATACATATTGGAGTGATGATGAATAGCAAGAAAAAGAAGTTAGACAATCAAGTTAAGCACGAGCGATTATTAAGATTGTTCGATGGGGATGGTTATGAGGAATTTCATACGCCTAGATATATATTTGTTAAGCAGTGGAATGGCAACACTGAGCATTGGCAAGTTGCTATCTACCCGATTGATAGTTGGCGTAGAATGCAGGTAGGTAGCGAGAAATATGTTCAGCAACAGCATTTAAATTCAATAATAAACGAAGATTAAGAAGAAACTATGAAACTATTTACAACCCTAATACTTGTGGTATTATTAAGCTTAGTAGGCTTGACTTTTAACATAGGAAAAAGTAATGACACAAACAAAGGATTCTCGGACGTGGACCTATCTAGCTTAAACCCTCAAACCGTAGATGTAAATCAACTCACTAATTCGGGTATATTCCCACCCTCGATTGACTGGAACGCAAAGAATCAGCCCAACTATGTAGAATTAAACAACTATCCTGCAACTAGTGGTGGCGGAAGCGGTGGTGGAACTCCACCCCCTGACTTATCTTCCTACGACCAAGGCATCAACAATATAAACACTGGCATAGGTAGACTAGACACCCAACGTAACTCAGGTCTCTCTGGCATCGATTCTTCCTACCAGAACGCTCTTAGCCAATTACTCCTAGGCAGGAACAGAGGTCAGCAATCCTATGACACTAACGTTCAAGATACTAGAACAGGTTATGTTAAAGCCAAGAATACTATCGGAGCGCAAGCAGGACAAGCTCTAAATGGACTTCAAAGATTACTAGGGTCGCGCGGGGCTGGAGGTGGTTCGGCTTACAACATTGCTGCGCCCCAGGCTGTTGCGAGAGGCGCCACTTTACAAAGAGCTGATGTCGGTGGAGATTTCTCTAAAAATATGCAAGCTCTCGATACCAACTGGAACAACTTCTTACAGGACTATGGCAATCAAGTTAGTGGGGCAGGCTCCCAAAGAGACCAAGCTAAACAAGGTCTAGAAGGAAGTATAGCTACCAATCGAGGAACTTTATTACAGCAACTAGCTCAGTTACAAGCTCAACGCGCCCAAGCAGCTGGAGGCAATCCCGCCCAAGCTGCCCAGCCTTATGTAGACCAAGCTAACCAAGCCCTAGACCAAGCTGCTAATTACACAGTCGCACCCATAAATTACCAAACCCAAGCCTATCAAGCCCCATCATTAGCTAGTTACAACCCCACCCCCCAACCTACCGCCTCATTCAGCAAGCAAAACAGCGATTACTTCAGCCCATATCTAGCATCATTACTCGGTAAAAAGCAGCAGATAGCGTAGGTGTCCTTTGGCATCTCTACTAGGATGGCTTGGCAGAACAGCGAAAGGCATAGAGCGCCAAGTTAATCCTTTTGACAATGGTGCTACTTATAAACAACAAACCCCAGTAAGTAACCAATCGGTCGGTCAACAAGCCTCAACACTTGGCAGAGGGTTAGTGCATCCATTTTCTACATTTGGTAGTGCAGTTGCACACGTCCCACAGACAGTTTATCGAGAAGTACAAAACAAACCGATTGGAAGTATTCAACAAAGCGTATTTGGCACACAAGACCAAGGTAACATAGCTAAACAAATAATTGGCGATACGGCTACTATAGGATTAACGGCAGCAGCCCCAGGCATATCACGATTTGCTGGAGACGTAGCTGGGAGTGTATTCCCTAATCTAGCTTCAAAAGGGGCTATAAATGCCCTGCGTTTTGGCGGTGGGGTTGGGGATACCGCTGCTGGCAGACTACTGACTAATACTGCCATTAGAGCGCCCATTACAGCCTCATTACCCACCAGAATAGCTACTGGAGCTTTGGCTAACCAAGCATTAAATACAGGGTTTGGCGTAGCTGGACAAGTTGGGTCAGGACAAAAAGTAAACATAGGTCAAGCTGCTAAACAAGCATTAGGTCCTACGGCTATAGGTATTGGCTCAGAGCTAGCCCCCCATGCTATCAATGCAATTAAAAATAACCCATTAAATGAAGTAGGTGCAGTAGGTAAAGATGTAAAGATGCCAGAGTCCAACAAGCCCATTAGCAATCCTAATCTTAAAGAATACTATGATGCCAAAATAGGAGAGTTAAAAAGCATGGACGGGCATAATGTTAGCATGAACAAAGAGACGGGAGTGCGGACTACAGATAATTCCTCTGTTTATAGTAAACTTTATGCTAACAGGGGCCGCCCACCAACCAACCAAGATTATGTTGACTATATACACGAACAAAACATGGCAGGGAAACCAGTGGGTTTTGCCGACAAAAGTGAAGTAGCTCTCTACAAGAATCTACTTAAAGAATCGGCCAGCAAAAATCCACCCACCCCTGTTAGTGCAGTAGGTAAGAATATACCAGAGCAACCCAATCTTAATAAAGGAGCGTTCTCAGCAAAAGACAGGGCTAACCTAGACAAACAAATAGCAGCTGAAAAAGCTAAGATACCTACGCCTACAGGAGTGCCAACTAAACCCCCAGAAACTGCTAACCTCACCCAAGCCCAAAGACAGAACCTTATAAATAATGATGCCCTTCAACAAACCAAAAACAAAGTAGAAATAAATCCAGCAGTAGGGAATACCAAAGGGGCTGTTGCCCAGGCGACTGGTATTGCCGATGAACTTAGGTCGAGATTAGACCGCGCCGCTTCCCTGGCAAGTAAATTAAATAGCCATGACCAAGCGTTACTAAGTGAGCGAGCCGATAAGAATGTTTCTATTAAACCAAATAACCCTGAAGCATTTGCTAAAGCCTCCGCCGCCCATAGCGATGCTTTTGACTACTCGTTGGCTGCACAGAGGGCAGCAGGGGGAACAACTCTGCGTTTTGGCGGCGGAAATTATCACCCTCTATACCTAGAAGCTACGACTGCAAAAATGGATGCCCTTGGTATTCCTCAAGCAGACAGAATCCAAAAGGGTAAGTTTACAGGTTTTCAAGACACAACTCGTAAATATCGAGGCTATACTGACGCGGGAAAAGTAGGGCTGAAGCCGCTTAATAGTTCTCCCGTAGAAGATATAAAAATGTACAACCAAAAAAGTGCAATTCCTATCCGCAACGCTACTTTACGAGCAGCCTTGGAGAAATCAAACCCTGGAGAAGTAACTGCTACTGGTATGGGAGTGGGGCGTGATGGAAAGCCTTTCCGCCAGGCTGCAGGTGCTAATCTTCCTTTCAATGTTTCAGAGAATGTGGATAAGAATCTAAACAACTTTAAAAGAGCCTATGTCCCTGAATCGACTGCTGGGAAAGTAGCTCTAGAGGGGACGGAGAAAGTAAATGCCGGAGCTAAAAGAGCGCTCTGGTTCGGTTCGTTATTCCACTATCCGAACGAACTTAAAAACTTTGTTGGTTCTAATCTATTCCACCCTGTAGTTGTAGCAAAGGGCGTTGGCAGGGCTGTGGTAAGTGCCACTAGTAACGAAGGATGGAACGGTATCCTTGACCGTGCCCGAACTACTAAAGTCAACGGCACAAGTGTATTAGAGGGGGCGCGTGCGATGGGCGTTGAATTACCTGGAAATTCTCGGCTTAATCGAGTTACGAGTGCTTATTCCCTTACCCAGGCTGAAGCAGCCCTCCAGAAAGGCATAGACCCCAACTCAGTGGAAGGGGTGAACGCCGGACGGCTTATAAATAAGATTGCAGGGCAGAAAAATGCCGCTGTTCAGGGTTCTAACCCAACTATTGACAGGATAGTCTCAGCTGGAGCCGCGGCACCAAAATGGACACCATCCCAACTTAAATTGGTTATAGATGCTTTTACCAAACCAGGCATTGGCAGGTTCACAGAAGGCGGCGGTGCGAGGAATGTTCTACTTGGCGCTAGAGCTTTAGAGGCTGGGCTTGCCATTGGAGGGTCAGCAGCCTTAGCTGGTCGGCTTCCAACAGCCAAAGAAGCCCAGCAACAGGCAGGCTTATCACTTAACAATCCGGTCCCTAATGTTCAGCTCAATTCAAAGAATTCTAAAGGCGAGGGGCAAGTAATGAATTTCCCAACCGACCCAACTGGGCTTGCAGTGGGATTGGCAACAAATCCAGGGCATTTCCTACAATCTCGTTTCTCTCCAGGTTTAAGTTTTGCCACTAAAGTTGCCACAAATAAGAACTGGAACGACCAGCCACTAGCCGACCCAAACAAACCCAATTATGGTTTGAATCTAGTTAAGAATGCTGCGTTAAACTCGGTACTTCCTATTGGTGTGCAGAACTTTACTAACTTCCAGAAAAATCCCAACAATCCTAGTATTGCTCAAGGATTACTACAAGAAGTAGGAGGACGTTTGAAGACTAACCCTAATGACCCACGGGTAGTCGATACCAAAGACTACATTAATAACCAAAATAAATTTGTCAGTTCGCTCAATAAGAACGAGGCTGCCCTGTTTAATACAGTAAACCCCACAAAGAAGGATGCTGGCGGTAATATTGTCTATAATCCTGATATATTCCAAAAAGCTGACACTTATGCAATTCTAGCTAGCAATCATAGCTTTACGGATAAATATCAGTCTTATCAGCAATCACAGAAAAACCATGACCCAGTCTGGGATTTACTTAGAAACCAACTTCAATCAGTACTCACGTTGAGAAGCGGAAAGTCTCTACCAGGCCAGACATATACGAAAGCTGGTGTTCCCTTAACTCAAGCTACAGGAACTGACCAACAATGGTATAAAGACTTACTAGCCGAAGAACAAACCTATTTTAGTAGTTTACCCAAGTCGACTACACCTTCAACTCCGGTAGACTACGGTCCCCAGGCCAACGCCTATGTTAACCAACAACTCAATGCTAAGAATTATAAAGACCCTCAAGTTCAAAAATACTTTAATGACCGGGCGGCTTATGAAAACTCCCAACGAGCCCAGCAAGGGGGCTTAAAACCTATTGCTCAATTTGGACAAGTAGGCCAGCCAGGGCAACTTGATAATCCCGCCCAGTTAGCTATTACTCCTAAAGGTAGCTCCTATGGTACAGGTGCACCCAAAGCTAAGACTGCTTCTACAAGAGTTAGAGGTGCAAAAGCTAAAGCTACAAAGACTCCAAGTTATAAGGCAGTAGCCTCCATCAAAGCCCCCAAACTTCCTAAAGGTATTAAAGTAAATGTTCCAAGAACTAGCTTCAAAGCGCCCAAAACTAGAAAACTAGCCGTGAGTAAAATACCAAGTAGTTACACTCGGCGGAAATTAGCGTAGAATGAAAACTATGAAAGTCTGTAACATAGAAAGTTGCGATAGAAAAGTTTGGTCTAGGGGATGGTGTCTGATGCACTATAAACATTGGTGGAGACATGGGGATGTCACAGTAAGGAAATGTGCGCCCAATGGGAATAGAAAATATCATCCCTTATACGGTATTTATTGTAGTATGAAACAGAGGTGTTATGACAAAGGTTCTACGTTTTATAAGGATTATGGTGGTCGTGGTCTAAGGGTCTGCGATAGATGGCTGGGCGTGGAAGGCTTTGATAATTTCGTTTTAGATATGGGAGAGCGCCCCGAAGGCATGACGGTGGACAGGATAGATAATAATGGTAACTATGAACCGTCAAATTGCCGCTGGGCAACTCGGAAAGAACAAGCCAATAATCGTAGGCCGAGGAGGTACTATCGTGCGCCCGTCCTTGAAGGAGGTGTATTTTGACTGTAACTGAGGCTATTGCAGAGACGTATCTCCTGGCCGTCGGCAAAACAACAGTGCTTACAACAGGCAGTAAGTATACTAGGATAATTGGATTACTGGATTATTTTCAGCGTAAATGGGGGCGGGCTAAAGGTATTGATTGGAACTCCCTTTATAATCCAGCCTTCTCACTAGGCACAGTCACAGCTACCGATACATTTGATATAGATACTTCCACCGTCAGGAAGCTCTCGCCCAGAGAAGGTGATACCGTTAGAATAGTCTGGTCTGATGGAGTAGGCTACACGGATTATGATACGGTAGATGCCAACAAGTTAAAGGATTATTCTTATGGCGTTAATAAGGAAAGCCCATTAGGTTTCTACTGCGCCCGTATAGGTAATACGTTAGTCTTTAACCATGAATTTATATCGACCGACTCCCAATATGGCGGTGAGATATTTATACCGTGTTACATTTTCCCAGACTCTATTACCTCAGACAACCCTGATACTGATGAAGTCCAAGTTGATGACCCATCGTGGCTAACGACTCGTGCGGCTGCCGAGTACTGCCGTAACGATATTACCCGTCGAGCAAGGTATCCTGAATTAAAAGACGATGCTGAGAAGATATGGGACGTTATGAGAGATGACAATGATGGGCAAATTGATACAGTAGAAACTCCTTGGCAGCCCTTCACTGGCAATAACGACTCAGTCTGGAACTAGCTGTGGGCGACCCATACGCAGAGCCACAAGTAAAACGACTAAGCGTCAAGGACCATTTGAATGGAGTGGTGACGGCCTATGATGATGGGCGCGTTCCTATTAAAGGTCTAAAGAGTGGTGGGAATGTTTACTTAACTCAAGATAGTACTATTCGTCCCCGTCCCTCGATGGTACGCTATGGTCCCCAGCCTATAGGCAAAGTCTTAGGTGAGATATTCGAGTATAAGAAGGTGTCGGGTACGACTCGGGAGAACTGGCTCATATCGATGCAGAGTTTTGGGGTGTCTCGCTCCCCTTCAGCCTCGACCTCACCCTCTGCTAGTGTTTCACCGTCCAGTTCAGCCTCTAGTTCCGCCTCACGCTCGCTTAGTCCCTCTGCTAGTCGCAGCCCATCAGCTAGTGTCAGTCCATCGGCTTCAGCTTCATTATCACTCAGCCCTAGCGCTTCAGTCTCGCCTTCTTCTAGTACATCGATTTCACCATCAGCCAGCCTCTCGCCGTCAGCCTCTCGTTCACCGAGTGCCTCACTCAGCCCCTCAGCTTCAGTCTCACTATCTCTGTCCCCAAGTGCGTCAGTTAGTCCATCCAGTTCTGTTAGCCCAAGTTCCAGCGCTAGCCGTTCCTTGTCACCGAGTGCCTCTACCTCTCCTTCAGCCTCTGTCTCACCGTCCAGTAGTACATCAATTTCACCTAGTTCATCACTTAGCCCATCCAGCTCAGTGAGTGCCAGCCCCTCCGCACCCATAACAAGCTATGCCCAGATTTATATAGCTAAACCAGAAGATACTACTTGGACTGCTTGTACAGGGAAATACTACGATGATGATGCCCCAGCCCATTACTTCCAAATCGGTAGTAAAGTAGTGATTATGAATGGCGAGGATAACCTAAGCTACCTAGCCACTTCAGGAACTACCATTACACCGTTTACTGCGTTGCCTACACCGGCAGCTCCGACTTTGAACGCTATCAATACCCTCACCACTGGGGCGTTCCCTATTACTTATCGAGTAACGATTAACTCTGCTATTGGAGAAACAGCAGCCTCAAATGCTCTATCTACTTCGGCTAATAAAGATAGGGACAATTGGTCTGGGACTGAGAACATTGTGATTAACTTGCCGAGTATAGGCTCGGGTAGCTCCTACAATGTTTATGTCGGTGTAGTGAATAATTTTGAATTTTTAGTTGCTTCTGGGATTTCTTCTTCTGCTACAACCTTCACCGATACTGGCGGAACCACGATGCCCGTATTTTTCCAGAGACTTTACCCTTCAACCGATTCAACGGCTGGGCCAAGAGTCACCAGAGGGGCTAATATCGGTGGCAGGGCCTTTCTGGTCGGTGACGCAGACAACCCCTACAATGTCTGGAATGGTGGCGACCCAGGTCACGAGCTAGACTTTTCGTCCGCTTACGGGGGAGCCAGTTTCCCAGTAAATGGTGGTGGTAAGGAACTCCCGTGCGCTGTTAGGCTGCACCGTGACGCCAAAGGTACGGCCACCATTAAGGTTTACTGCCAGGGAACGAAAGGTAAACGCTTCAGTCTCACGCCTGACCAAATAACTCTAGGGAATGATATTATTACCGCCTATGATGTTACGGAAGATGAGGGCGAAGCGGGTACGAACTCTCCTGACGGTATACTATATTACAACAACTCTAACTACTACCCTTCAACAGCAGGCTTCGAGGTGGACGGTACGCTCCCACAGATACAGAATGTCTTGGCAACCCGTAAAGCTTCTAACACAATCCAGACTGACATGGCTTCGCTTAACCAAAGTGCTATGGATAAAGTCTGTGGGTTTGTATTTGATGGCAGATTGTGTTGGGCGCTCCCAGTAAACTCAACCACTAATAATGAGATATGGGTGCTTGACATTGATAGGAAAGGCGCTTGGATGAAACCTTGGAGCATCTCGGCGGACTGGATGTGGATAATTACCGATAACACAGGCAACACCCATCACCTTATACTGTCTAATAATGTAATATATGATTTAAGCTACTCGGCTCTGACTACTGATGATGGTGATGCGTTCCTAACCAACGGGCAATCAGGCGAAATATACTTTTCAGATGATAAGCGAATGTGGGTGCAACTTTTGATGGTAATTATAGTGTTGGCTTCCCCTAAAGGCGAAATGCACTGGCAAATTACAGGTAAAACCGAGGATAATAATTTACAAGCTCTGGGCGAACCCACTACATTTATGGCAGCGACCAATACAGTTGTAGCAGGTTGGGGAGAAGTAAATAAATATATTTTGGGTTGGGGCAGAAATGCTTGGAGTAAAGTTAATATCGTACCGACTAATTCAGCCAGCAATACTCAAGAAGTCCCAATCGAAATTGACGAAGAAATTCAGTGGGCTAGTTATGCGTGGAATACCAATAAGGTTAATGTAGATTACAACATATCGGATATAATATTTGAGTACATTGAGGTAGGACTGAGAGATTTACAGTAGTTATGTTAATATTATGGAAAGGAAACAAATATGAGTGCTAGTACTGGCGATAAAATCACCGATGTCCGAAATGCAGCAAGACCTAACTCCGCAAGAGTCTCTAGTGGGAGAAGTTCAGGTGGTACTACGCTTGCATGTGACAGTCTTTCTGGGTGGCCGACAGCTTCAAAGGTTCATTTTGTTACCTACCAAATAGACTCTAACTCAAACCCTGTAGCTGGCACCCAACTAGACTGTTATGGGATAGTATCAGGGAATAGTATCAGTTCATTTACAGTTATAGATGGCACAGATAATGGAAACTCCGTAAATGACGTGGTGGAGATGCTACCTACTGCAGCATGGGCGCAAGATTTAGCTGACGCCCTAACTAGCCAACATTCTCGTACTGGTGCGCATGTAGGGGTAAATAATACTGGGGGAATGACTACAGATACTTTGACGGCAAGCTCCACTATAACCGTCACTGGCGGGGCTACATTAAATGGCGGGACTACCCTGCCTGCGGGAGATATTGGCACGGCTGACCTCGCTAGTAATGCTGTGACAACGGCCAAGATTACAGCTGCCAATGTAACTGCTGCAAAATTGATTTATGGAACGATTAGAAATCGGCAAGGCGTAGCTGGGGACACAGATTGGGCAGCAGCTGGCACTACAAGTGTAGATGTTTCCGCAACTGATGTTTTTGTCCAAGTGGGTTCAATAAGTGTAACGGCTGACCCAACGACCGTTACTTTTCCCACTGCTTATACGAAGATACCTATTGTTATTTCATGTGTCTCAAGCGCTAATTCTTTTAATTGCTACGTTGTGCAGACCTCAATTAGTATTACAGCCGTTGGTTTTCGTACCTTAGACGATGGTGGTGTCGTCCGCACCAGTGAACGTGTTTTCTGGATAGCTATAGGGAAATAATTTAACAAAAGTTAGCGACTAAGGGTAAATAAAGAAGAACTGAATGAATGACATTTCCAACAAATTCAGACATAATCAAAGAGATTAAGCAGGTTCAAATGACGCAACAGCAGCACTCTGCCCGTTTAAGCACGTTAGAACAATGGAAATTAGCCACTGATGCTGGACAAGCTGCTATAGAAAAATACCAACACAACCAAGAACGACTTAAACAAAATAAAACTAAGTCTGAAATAATAAAGATTATTGGACCTTTTGTTATTTCATTAACACTATTAGTATATGCTTTAATTCAATACTTGGGGAAGAAATGAAAACTTGGTTCAAGAAATACTGGGCTGAAATAGTTAGAGTCGTTACCCTTTTAATGGTGGGGTTTTTACTGGTTGTTACTATAAACGGATTATTGAACAGTTACAGAACGCTTGAAAAAACTAAATCTTTAGGTGAGCAAAACAATCAGATTAGCTTGCAAAATAAAGAGTTAAGCGAACAATTAACAAAGGCTGTTGATGACTTAAAAGCCGACAATCATAAAGACCATGATATTCTAGTAAGGTATAATCAATGTGTCATAAACTTATTTGGTTCACGACCTAACCAAATCATCACACAGACCGACCTTGACGCTTGTTTAGCTGGCACTAGGATTGAACCATCAGTAGCGCCACTGGAAGCAACCCCAACCCCAACCCCGACAGAAACGCCCAAGCAATCATTATCTAAACGTATTAAGAATCTTATAAATAGATTAAAGGGGAAAAAAGATGAGTAGTGCAGATATAATGGGTTACGACAACTTTTTAAACAAGTGGATGGGGCAAGGTATTGATTGGGACGGTCAATATGGAAATCAGTGTGTAGACGAAATCGCTCAGTACTGTGTAGAGGCTGGCAAAACTCTCTGTTATGCCAATGCTAAAGACTGGGCTAATAATCCAGCCATGTACCCTGACTTCGACTGGACAGACAACAACCCTAATGATTTTAACCAGATACCCAATAGGGGTGATATTATCGTATGGTCTGGCGACTTGCCTGGTTCGGGTGGCTACGGACATATCGCTATCTGGGATATGGTGACATCTCCTGGTTTATTCAACTCGCTAGACCAGAACTGGGGCGGGCAGTACGTCCACTTCCAGAACCATAACTGGAATTGGGTATTAGGCTGGTGGACTCCAAAAGCCAAGCCTGTACCGCAACCTGAACCGCAGCCAGTCCCTCCAGCGCCTACACCGATTCCTGCCCCCGAACCTGCACCAGACCCTGCTCCGACACCTACGCCCTTGCCAACACCTCCACCAGATGCTCCGCCGCCACCTAAACCAACCCCTCCCATACAACCAATAGATGACCAACAGAATAAGAGACTATCAGCTATAGAGAGGACTATTAAACTAATAGTTAGGTTTTTAAATAAGTTCTTTAAAGGATGGAAGAAATAATGTTTCAAACAATACGTGCGTTTCTTTTATTTAAAAAGACGTACATAGTTGCGACAATTATCGCAGTACTAAATTTATTAGTAGCGTTTAATGTAATAAGTCCAACTCATTTACAACAAATTAACTTAGTTCTTGGGGCGCTTGGACTTGGCGCACTTAGGGCTGGAATTTCAAAGGTACAATGATGTTAAGCAAACTCATATTAGCCGTAGTAGTAGCAATAGTAGTAACGCTAGCTTGTTATTTATTGGGAGCAATTCTAATAGCACTTAAAGTAGAGATTGCTGTAACAATTGGCACATTCCTTAAGAGTTATGGGGGCGTGTTGGGAATCCTAGCAGGTCTGTGGTATTTTTTCACTAATAATGGGCTGACATTGGGACGCCCTTAATGTGGAACAAATAAACTTCTCGGAACCTGAAAACACTCCACTAGAAGTAATCCAACAACGAGACTATATCGCCTATCAAAGGGTATTAGACGTAGCTGTTGGCGAGGGTCGCATGAGTATACTTGATGCCGAGATAGCCCTTGAGGAATATATGAAAATCAGAGATGCGTGCGGTCCAGTCGCTAACTTAGAATAGTCTCACCTAGCGCTTTAGCCACCTCACGATACGCCCAAATACCTGCTTCAATATCTTCTGGTTGGAATAACTCCATATGATTTTTAAGATTAGCTAACACCATCTGCCCAGTTAATTCCATATGGTTAGCGAGTTCTATAGAGGCTTCAGCAACATCTTCAGGAGAATCGGGAGTCATTTATAAATTTTATCACAAATTAGGTTGGCTGCTACCACCATCTACACATATTGGCGTCTAGTATTCTGCATTTGCTCTGTACGTGTAGCCCATCTGCACTAAATCAACCACCAATTATGTATCACCACCACCTGTTAGCTTGCCAAAATGCCCTGGCGGCAGCCCATGAACCATACTTACTAACAGCGTAATTAGTAAAATAAGCATGTTGACAAGCTAAATCAGCACCACAAGGTAATTTACTTCCTGGGCACTTATTCAACTTTTAGCCCAGTCTTCCGCTCCCACGACCTAACAGAGTGACAGTTTGCACACACCACTTCACACTTACTAATTTCTTCTAACAATTTACTTATTGCACGGTGGTCTTTACTGACGGATACCGCAAACTTTTTATCTTTTAGATGGTCGAATTGCATGGCAGAAAAATGATATATAACCCCACAGTCGCTACATGGGACATTTTTAAATTGTCTTACAAGTTGTCTTCTTTCCTCGCTCCTCTTTCGGTCATACTCTTTGTACTTTTCAGGATTCGCAAGGTATCTCTTGCGCTTAAGTACTTTTCTACGCTCTATAACTTTGGGGCGTTTCTCATACTCTAACCTGTATTTTTGTGAATACTCTCGCATGTATTCTTTTCTGCTTTGTACCGACATACCATATATTATAACAAAGCTACACTATATTTACCACCAATGGTGGGATTCCCAGAAAGCAACTGCATTATTCCATGTGCCATACCTGGACTGCATGTATCTAGTAAAAAACTGGTCTTGGCAACTTAAGTCTGTTTGCCAATTTGGGCAGGCTTTAGCCAAGTTACCATTACAGTCTTGTCCAATCCCTCGGCACCCAATCGAATTAACAGAACTAGGATTACAACCTGACTCTTTCATGTATATGAAATCAGCATCAGGATTGCCTGTACAGCCCACTACAGGCGCAGTAGCGGCGTAAACCTTCGGAGTGGTCTGCAAGTTGGCTAGACGTCCTTTCTCGACTGCACGAGCCTGTAGTTGCTCCTCGAGCTGCTTCTTTTCGTCCTGGAGTTTCTTCAACTCCTGTTCATTGACTGTATTACTTTTTAACTGGGTGTCATACTTCTGTTCCAACTGTTTAAGTTGGACATTGGTATCTTTCAACTGTATTTGCTTTAACTCTAACTTCTGATTATGGGTCGTTATATTAGAAACGCCCATGTACACGAACCCAATTAAGGGTAACGCTAATAGTAAGTACTTCAAACGCATGTTCAGCTCCCATTGGGAGCCATTCCTCCTTTAGTTAACACATGATATTCTAGCACGGATTTTGCTTCGTCAAGCGTCTCATAGGAGCCAAGCCAGATTCTGCCTCCAGGAGTACTTCTTCTTACTGCCCACTTTTTAGTATCTTGTCTGTAGTGAATATGGTGAACTCCCGAAGAATGTAAAGCTCTTTTATTTTTTGCTTGAGTGCTCTTATTTGCCCAACAACAGTTGGAAGGCTCATAATTACCGTTTACATCTATTCTCTCTAGGCTCATTCCTTCTGGTCTGTTCCCCAAATCTTCATAGAAATTAGTAAACTTATCCCACCTGTCACAGACCTTTATACCCCGACCACCATAGTTAATGTAGCCCTTGCTTTTCGGGTCGTTGCATCGCTTCTTCATGTTAGCCCACGCCAAGTACTCTGGCGTATAGTACATACCATGCATCTCACGGATACCTGGAGTGGGAAAACCGGTTCTTAAGCAACAAGCGTAGTGAGTCTTACACAATGACTTCGCTTGTATCGGCTTATAACACTTCTTAATTTGGCAATACTTCACTACTACCTCCCAAATTTATATAGTATTACTATGGTACCAAACAAGACTTGTGGCGCTACTAATACGAAGCGTACGTATCCAGTGGTTCCCGCTAGGACAAGATAGCTAGTCCACGCTATGGAGCCTATTACAAACGCCATCGCCAGCCCCCAAATCCCGTAGATTGGAAGACACAGCCTACTCTGTTGGACAGGTGTTTCTTTGACTTTCTTCGACATTGTAAATCCTTATGTTAATTTGATAGTGGAGACAGTATACCACGACATTGTCGTTATTGTCAATAGCTAATCATCTAAATATATTTCTACTCTGGGGTCAGATTTATCAATTCCGCCAAATTGTAGGTTAATCGTATCGACATGAGTGTAATCATCATCGACTAGAATCCCACTATCACGCAGCACATCCATCACGCTGGAGCAAACATTATCTAAATCTTTACGATGCTTGCCTTTGAAGTAAAAGACCATCGTAACGCCAGTAGGATAGTCTGTGACAGGTTTTACGCCCTTTAACTGCCAAAGACTATCCTTGACCCATTGTTTACTAGCAACGCTGCTAGTTATGAAGTGCTTGCCAGTCCTTGAATTTACAAATAATTGTTTTGAGTTTTTTAGTGAAACGACGTTGCCATGTACTATGAGTTTGCGCACCCTTAAACCTCACTTCTTCATAATAGAGTTTAAACTTAATTGACACGTTTATTTTGGCGTGCCTTGACACCCATAGCAGAAATCTCTTTCCGACGTTTTTTAGAGGCATCTTTTAGCCCACGGACATTCTTAACCTTGCTGCGTAGATTGCGCATGTATTCACGGGCAGCTTCGATTCCCTCTTCTTCGACTAGTTTCTCATATTTCGTGCGTACGGGCATCAGTAATCTCCTTCAGTAATTTGTATAGCTCCCGCAAAGCTTTCATTATCTCATCATGCTGGTTGTCAGCCTTACGGGGTTTGGTAGCGTTCCATGATTTATATTCGTCATTATAGGTCAGCTTAACTGTATCACCTGGCTCAACATCATCAAATGTATTACAGGTTTTACCGCTGTTAGTCAGGATGCGGTGAATCGCCCATTCCTTGCCTGTCTTTGAACTAACTCCTGTTTTAAACCTTAGTTCTAAGATTTCTTTAACAATATCTAAGTTATCGTCCACGTAGTTTATCTCCTAATCTGCTCCAGACATCTTGCATCTTCTTACTATGTTGGGCGCGTTCCTCTGTAGACCAAGTACGTCGAGAGATTGTACCACCCTTCTTGCCTTCTACGCTAGGGTCTAGTTTTCCATGCCCGAAAGCGTGTCCACGCCCATTGCGCCCACCAATAGCGCCGATAGCCGCTTGGTGGTCTGACCATGCTTCCTCACTACCGTATTTAGCAATCATAGTTTTCCGAACCTGTAATCCACCTGCTTTAGTTTGTGACATCTTATTCTCCTAATAATGTTAGTTGTTTTGCTGAACGTGCTAGCTCGATTGGTTCTAATGGCTCCAATAAGGAAAGAGGAACCGCATAGCAATCTATCTTGCCATTAGTCTCTATATCACACTGATGAACATCCCGCCCACTCACATAATATTCTCCAGGTAATGTGGGAGCCTTAGTAAATATAACCTTATTATGGGTTCCTACCTTGTGCCGTGCCAACAGTACCTTACGGTCCTTCCAACGGGGCTGCCATATAGAGAACATTTGACAGCTTATACCCTTACTTAACTGCATTTTTTTCCTCCTTAAACTTCTCATAAAGCTTGATTGAACATGGTTCCCCGGCATAGAAATACCCGTTCCACTGAGGTTTAGCCAAGAACCCTCCTTCGTATTTATCGCATGTACATTTCGGGATAGTCTGTTTCGCCCAATACCCATTTAATGTGCGCCAATAACCTACTACTTCTTTTTCTAGTTGGGGCGACCACATTAGTTGTTCTTCGCTCATGCGAAGCGCATCCTTGTCAATCTTCAAAATACGCCCCTCAGTTAAGCTGGCAATCATTAACAGTTCTTCGGTTGTAAACTTATCCATTGTTGTACTCCTTTAGGATTTGCTCTATTGGCCAACCATACCTTATACGTCTATAAATAGTCGTCTTACTAATCCCTAACTTCTCTGCCCAATCTCTGTGACACAACGTAAGCCCCTGAAAGCTCAGATATTTGTTGCTTCTACGATTAGCCGACTGTTCTTTAGTAGTTGCCCAATAACAGTTCTCCTTAGAATATCCGAGAGTATTGTCTCTGCGTTCTATCGTATGTTTTGGGCTCGGACGTTCGCCCATATCGTCATAGAATCCATCAAAGGTTAGCCATTTATCAACGACAGTTATACCTCTGCCTCCCCAGTCTTTGTATCGTGGGTGATTTGGGTTTAGGCAACGACTTCTCATATTACCCCACACTTTGTATTCGGGGCTTAGATATTTTCCGTGTCTATAACGACCGTTAGATGTACCTTGGTTGTAGCTCATATCTTGACCCCTCTTTTCTTAAGCTCTTCTTTGGCTAGGTTACGCATCATCATCATATATGTGCCAAGTTGTCTGGAATGATACCAAGACATTTCTGGGCGCTTGTAGCTGAAAGCTCGGCTGTTCTGTGTTTTGTAGTCGTAGAGGATAAGGTGACCATTGTAGTGCTGAGTTCCTTCTTGTGTCTCGGTGTTATATGTAAAGCTTGGGTTCGCCAACTCTTTTACCAGCACCAAGTCATCTATATGCCCTCTAATAAGAAGCTCTTCGTCCTGTAGTTCTAATTCTTGGGCGATAGACAGACCTGATTCTTTAGTAATACCCTGTATCCATGAATGGAATAGGTGTCCTGACGTGAATACACGCTGTTTGCGGGCATCTGCTTCACTTTCAACCTTTGGCACACCTAGGCGCTCAAAGATGACCCTACGCATGCAGTAACCTGCGCTAGAGGCAGACCAATAATCTCCATACGACCTAACTTCCTTACTCTTCGCTAACAACCAATCATCAACAGCAGGTCTGATTCCAGTCTTGAACAAATCACTCAAAGCTAACCTCTATCTTTCGTTTACGGTAGTAACTTAACATTCTCAACTGGGTTTCCATTCTATTCATCCACCTTTGCCAATCTTCATACTCTGTTTTTGGCGGTGGCAGCACTATATCAATTGCTTTCATTACCAAACTACCAAATCATAATTGTGGTAGTGTTCTCTTGAAAGTTCGCCCTCAATGTAGGTAACAAGGTGGTAGATTTCATCTAAATCATTCTTCTCTACAGCCCGAGTTAAAGCAACGTCCAATTTAGATGGATGACCAGTAATTTCTTCTAGCAAATCCCCAGCCCTTTCTAAAAGTTCGTCATTTGTATTATTAGACATATTATGCTCCTTATTTACCTTTAGAGTTTACCACGTCATAGTCGTTGTTGTCAATAGGCTTCTTCCGCATTTTATACACAGACCAACGCTCATCCCAAAAGCTCTCAACCTCATCGCCCACCTTAAAGTCTTGTCCATAACCTATAACCTCAGACCCATCATCTAAAATGGCATGGGTGCGAGAAAACTTGTCGTGCTTCTCTATACCTACTATCTTTATTATTCTGTGCATAAGTGTTCTGGGTAGAATTTAGTCACGTATCTATCATGACTCATACTGCCCTTGCGTCCATTATCCATCCAGCAACAAGGTAGCAGCCTGCCTGCATGGTTACGATTGTTCTCATGGTCTAAGGTAGTGTTTCGTTTATCCATCCAACCAGCACAATAATGGCATTGATAAGTAAAGGAAGGATTATCCACGAACCATTGTTTGCGAATCCGCGTCCATTCCTTAGCTCTTTTACCATATCTACTTATCATACTTTTTCTTTAGTCTTTAGGTTCTCTTTTGGTGGGCTTGCGGCAAAGACACCAGGTTGTATACATTCGGGGCATATCGTAGGATTGTGGTAGCCGTCAATAAACATATGCAAATCCTTGTTCATGGCAGTATGCGCAAATTCAATAGTTTTACCGTTTATAAATAGTTTTCCCATTATTCTGCTCTCCTATTAGGTAATACTGGCTTAACCTTTAATTGTTCTAAATGGTGTTCTGGGCGAACATTTGGTAGCGAGCAACATAGACTATCATGCCCCGTGTAACCATCGCTATGACAATAGCAACCACACGCCATTACTTCTGCAAACTTTTCTATCTGATAGTCCGCACAAAGCGAGCACATACAGGATTTTGGCTCAGGTTTCATAACAAATATTTCGCCCATAATATATTACCCCTCCAGGCTTTCGGTTAAAAACGGCAATGCACGTAAAGCTTCTATTGTTTCTAGGTAGATAGCATCTAGGGTAGCAAAATCCTCTTTAGTGGGCGAACCCTCAACTTCGCTTTCAAACTCTTGAATTTGCTCCATAAAAGATATTAAGATTTGCTTATATTGATAATCAGCTGCCATTACCGCTCCTTTCGTTTAATAGTGATGGGGTCTCGTAGATGTTGCCGATGACTTCACATTCGGTTGTTATTAAAAAGGGATAAAAAGCTGGTGGGTCATACCTAACTTCGCAAGCAATAACCGAATGCCCTGTTAGTGGTTCTTTGAAACTAACAATATCCCCCTCATAAATCTCAACATCATTTTTATCTTTGAGGCCGGTGTATTGCATATACGTAAGCTGCCCTTTGTACTTCTTGTAAGCTGGCGGAACAATAATCCCAGCTGGCACAATATCAAAACCAGTCCACATTTCTTTGCCGTCCCACGCTCTAAATTTCAACTCACGCATCCTCGCCTCCAATATTATTAGTTAGTTGAGTCTTAATGGGGTAGCTAGGGGCAGGGTCAACGCCTATTTCTGCCTTGTAGCGGTCACGGAGAGTGTTCTTAATACCTTTGAACGTCTTATCATCTTCCCAGCCCCTATCTAAATGTAGCTCGTCAATTATGCCTATAGCCCAAGCAACACCCTTAGTTTGCCCCTCAATAACTTTCTGTGCAGCCCAAGCTTCTATGACCTCATGGGCTTTCCAAAGATTCCACGGTGAAAGTCCATTGATATAGATTACTAGATTGTCAAGTGGGTCTTTACTGTCCCTGATTTCTTGCCATGTTCTTATTGTAGGTTCTTTATTGTTGTGGTGCATTAGACTTTCCTTTCTTGATTATGTTTGGGGTGGCGGATTCAATATTCTTTATAGCTTTTACTACCAGTCTATCTATCACGCTCACACTCCAGTAGTTCTTAGCAAGTCGTATCTGAGTATTAACCCCAACTCTGCCATTGGTAACATATAGGTATGGGTATACTTCATTTACTGGTTGAAATACACTAATGCTGTAGTCTGGGTGTAGTTTGCCAAGCTGAGTTACTAAGTAGTTATCTGGTGATGTGGTTGCTGTTGCCATTACTTCTTCCTCCCCTTAATTATCTCTACTACTTGGGTGCGATATTGGTTGTAGCCAGCAGCTACACCGTAGTCTCTACCCTCTAACCACAATCTATCAATGCCCTGTGGCGGTTCTGTTAAAGTAACGATGGTTTCTTCTTTCGGCAACTCACTCATCAATTCATCTAGTAGTTTATTCTTTTCCTGTTGAATGTATTCTTCTATCAAATGCCAGTAGCGGTCTACTTGCTCAAGGTCAGATAGTTGCTCTCCTCTGGTTAGTTTTGAGTATGGGGTAGCAATCTGTTTCTCCCATCTGGCTAAAGTTGGTTCTATATCATGCTTTATATTAGCTCGTAAAATCTTATGACACCACTTCTGCCAATCAGCCCAACGTTCATGCTCTATACTCGCAAGTTTTTCCCTCAGTTCTTCTAGCTCAGATGGTTTCATATTTCTCCTCTACTCATCTTCAGACCCCTCGTAAGGATTACAGATAATGCAACTCCAATCACAGCCACTATCGCTACTCATTGGGCGACTTTATTGGCTTGCACCATCTTATTTATTGTGTTATTCATCCAGTAAAATCCGCCCAACATAGCAATCAAAAAAACCACCCATATAATTATTAGAGACTTCATGCCAAACTCCATATTAAAATTACAATAGCACTAAGCACCCATATATTACCAAATAACGCTCTAAGGGGCTTTAAAAGCTCCCACAACGATGATTTTATATACATTATGTTATTCCCCCTTTAATTTATTAGACTTGTTGGCTGTTGCGTTTGATACTTGCGGCTCTTCCACTCACTCAGTACCAATAGCCATTTAACCTCACGGCACCAACTTATTATTTATACTTTTCTTAATTCCTTAATTTCTGTAGCCTCACCACAGTTACAATCACATACAGGAAACAATTTATATGCTTTCTTAACCGCATTTACTGTTGTGTAAGCATTGATAAATATTGGTGATGTCCAATTATCAAATGTAATTATGTACCTGTTTAACTTCTTCATGGTGTTTAAGTCCTTTCCATGTTATTTAATTTACTAAAGCGCATGGTGCTGATAGCAAGCTATGGTCTCCAGGCAAGCATATCCATAATTCCCACTTGCCCTATAGGGAGTCAGCCTACTTACTACCAGCACTAATGCGCTCTATTGCTGATGAACAGCCGCCAGCCTGTTACGTTATGAGTTATCTCGTTTCTAGGGTTTGCTTATAGTGCTGAGCACCCGAAGGAAGCACCAATATCTTGCGCCCACGTTTCATGTTATCTCGTTACGCTCTCAGGCTGAAGGCTGCCCACCAATTCAATGCCATAAGCCAGTAGTAAATACTGACTGTTATTTTAAACGTATTGTAAAATGTTTTTCTTGAGGTAGTTTGTAAGCTCTCTAGCGTTAAGAACTGTTGTGCGATGTGTATCGCCCATAGTTATTGAAACACTGTAGTTGAACTCTTTACGCTCTCTCCATTTACCGTAAGCCATTCGCAAAGCTTGGTTATAATCCTCAGCTTGCCAACCGCTTGCGTCACCATTACGCCACGTTGTCCATATTGTGTACATTTCCGCCCCTTTCCTTATCTTATTTACTACTAATTTATGACATTGATTGTTTACAGAGTACAGGTTGCCAGTCATAAGACTAGCAAGGATTATTTGGGCAAAACTAGGTATTCGATACCATCTTTGCCTGTTACTCGGACGTATTGACCGCCCACAAGTTCTTTTACCATTTGATTATCTCCTTATTATGGTTACAGGTGGCTAGTTTCAGGGCTTTGAATATTGCTAAGCAACAGCACTTATTGCATTGTTCAAGCTGTTGTATCCTGATATTTATCAATCGGCTTGGCCTGGGGTCGGTGCTATAGGCTTCGTTGAAGCAGTCAATCTTTTTTAACTGCCTCAACTCGTCTAGCCTGATGGCTATTTCCTGCTTGTCCACCTAAATTACTCGCCATGAGATTATGCTGTTGGTAGGCAAGCTTAAAATCTTTTCAAGCTCATTAAATGCCCACTTATAATCAACATTATCCCAGTTAGTGCAAAGTAATTGACGAGGTGATACGCTGTATCTTTGATAGTGTTCTATATTGTCGCTATCAACGTGTGTTACTGCTATTCTACTCATAGTCTTAATCTCCTTATTATCTTAATTGACAATCTGTACTCTGATTGAATTGTTAAACTTATATCCCACCTGAGAGAGTAGTTAGTAAGTGATAGGGTTGGCGGTTCAAACGTGACCGGCGGTTTTATCCTGTTCGCTACTCTCTTTGGTAAGTGTCTCAAGTGCTACCGTTGATAGCTATCATTGGTATAACTACATACTACCACGACGATGTGGTTATTGTCAACACTATTTTAGTAATAAAATGGACTTATCCACAGCCTACCCCTGTTATGCTATACTATGAATATGAATAATGAACTTACAACCCCGCGCCCATCAAAGATTAAAAGACTAAAACCCAAGCAGAGGTTAACACTGGACTACTGGCTAACTCCTGAATCAGAAACATTCGGAAACTTGTATCAAAGTTGCGTAAAGGCAGGTTTTGCGCCCAAGTATGCACTTAATATCAGTCATTTAAACCCATTATGGCTATCGGAAACTATGGAACAGGTAGAATTGCGCCCAGAACATTTGAAAGCAGGAGTAACAAAGATAGCAACAGGTACAATAAACAGTAAGAGTGTAGATGATACAAGATTAAGTGCATATCAATTATTAGGAAAATGGTCAGGAATGGACAACAGTAAAACAGTCAATGTAACAGTGGTCCAGCCCATTCTAAGCGGTGCTAGTGTACATAAGGATAATACTGTAGTAATAGACCAGGAACACATAAATAAGTAGAGTCGCACAATACATAGATACCGCGCCCATAACAGAGATAAAAGGGTGGTAAGGGGGATATCTTCATATATAGTCTATAGGTGATATATAAAGAAACGAAAGTATACTTAAACTCTAATCCTAAAATATTTTATTGACTTTATTAAAGCGTTCCTATAAAATAAGAACATATTATAACAGAGGAGGTGAGATGAAGTGTCTTGTATGCAATGTAGAGTTTGAGAGCAAACGTCCAGATGCAAAGTACTGTTCCCCGAAACATAGGAAATTAGCGTTCCAGAAGCGTTCCATTGGAACGGATAATCCACAGAACGGAACGGATAAATTAGTAATAGAGGAACGGATAATCGAACCAGAAATATATTTTGAGTTTTATACTATTAGTAAGGCTAATGGGCTTGGGCGCAAGCAAGATGAAAAGTCCAGCGTTAGAAAAGCCAAGTATTGGTACGATGTCCCGATTGCTGCGATTCCAGTTATTAAGAAGGGCTTTCCTGAAATGCCTGAGACTATGAATGGGCGCCAATATTTCCTATGGTGGCAGAATGAATTCAAGATGAGTGATAAGTTCCCAGATAGTCCAGAGATTGTTAATCCGCTTCCGACCCGAGGTGAACTCATCTACGTTAAAGCTAGTGAGGGTAGTAGATACTGGGGAACGGTATAATGGGCGAATTTAAAGCTACTACAGCTACGCATAAACTCTTAGCGTTAGACAAGAGAATAAAGGCTGTCGGGGGTGGGGCTAGTGCGTCCAAGACCATTAGCATCCTTTTAATTTTGATTGATAAAGCTCAAATGGCGGCTAATGAGAACAAGCATCTTTTAATTAGTGTTGTGAGTGAGTCCCTGCCTCACCTTAAAAGAGGGGCTATGAGAGATTTTATAAACATAATGGAATCCCATAAGTATTTCCAAGAACCGCAGTGGAACCGGACTGACTTTATTTATTCCTTCGGACCTAGTTCAAAGATAGAGTTCTTCGGAGTGGACACGCCCGATAAAGTCCGTGGTCCGAGGCGTGATATCTTATTTATGAACGAAGCTAACAACTGTCCGATGGAGTCTTATGAACAACTGGCTCTCCGTACAAGACAAGAAATCTGGTTAGACTGGAACCCAACTAATGAGTTCTGGTTCTACACTGACGTCCTGCCCAATAGAAAAGAAGAAGACCTCGACTTCATAACTCTTACTTATAAGGACAACGAAGCCCTCGGACAGGGCGAAATCGACGAACTTGAAAGTCATAAACACAATAAGAACTGGTGGCAGGTTTATGGATTGGGACAGTTAGGCGATGTTGAAGGAAAGATTTACTCTGACTGGGCCATCATAGACGACATCCCCCACGAAGCTCGATTAGAAAGATATGGCTTAGACTTCGGTTATGCCAACGACCCAACCTCGTTAGTGGCGATTTACTATTATAATGGAGGCTATATAATAGACGAACTCTTACATCGAACCCACATGACCAACCGTAAGATAGCCGACTATATTATGAACTCCGCCACTCCCAATGCTTTAGTTATCGCTGATAGTGCCGAACCCAAGAGTATCGCCGAGCTTATGGAATACGGTGTCCAGGTTATAGGTGCCCAAAAAGGCCCAGGCTCGGTGAACCAAGGCATTAACTATGTTCAGGACCAACGGATGAGTATGACAAAGCGAAGTACAAATGTCATAAAGGCTTACCGCAATTATATGTGGAAGACCGACAAAGATGGAAAGGTAATCGACATCCCCGACCACAACCTTAGTGATGCTATGGATGCCGTGAGGTACGCGATGGAGAGCCTCCGCCCCAGCAAGGACGAAGATAAAATCTATACCAGTGGGAATCTTACAAAACTATGGGCATGAAATGGGAGGATATAACTCCCGACCTTACAAAAAAAGGCCAACGTGAGCTTAAAGTCGGACAAGTCTTAATCTTTGATTATGAAGGCTCGCCCATCCATTTAAAGATAATGCGAAAGTCTCATGGTAAAGTCTGGGCTAAACGTCTGGACCCAAAAAAGTTTCTGACCCCCCAACAAGCAGACGATTCAGTTACAGTCACCCAAAATTGATATTTTACTCTGGTTATGCTACTGTTCAGATAAATGAGTTACTCGTATCTAACACCCGAAAACATAGTAGAAACTTTTCGTCTATCTCAACAATACACTGAAGGATTGACTAACAATTTTAGAGAACATGAACGCATAGCTCGCAATAAACCCCACGCTTCTATTCCTAAAGAATACCCGAAAACAACTGATGGCACGACTGCTTCTATTATAAGAAAGACGCCACACAGAATCATCCAGCAACTACCGACTGGTACAGTTAAAAGTGACGTTGAAGATTGGTTGAGGATAGTAGCTTCCTTTATATACACTCACAAAATACTACCAAATGCTAATGAAGGTTACGCCCTACTTCAGAAATCTTGGATGGTTGTCGAGCGTTTTCTGACTTTTGGTTATTGCCCAACTTATGTTCCTTTTACTGAGCATAATGGTTATTTCTGTACCGACCTTCGCCTTCCATACTGGGGGGATATATTCATCCAACCTGGCAAGTTAAGCGACACTGATTCCAATTATATATTTATGCGTTCCTGGTGGCAGACCAAGGACATCGATGCTCTTATAGAATCTCAAGGCAAATTAGGCAAGAATATCAAACCAACCTGGGATATTGAAGCTTTAAAAGCCGTTAAAGAGATTGAGTCTACGAAAGATGAAAAAGCCAAGACCCCAATAGAGCGAGAGAAAAGCATCAACACTAAAGGCGGCGTTGAACTTATTACGGGCTTTCAGCGTGGCAAGAACGCCAAATTCTATACCTTCCATGTCCAGAATACTGGAACAGGAGTTAAACCAATTTACTCAGGTACAATCGTTCGCACAAAAGTTAATAAAGACCCACGCGGTGAATTGCCGATTCTATTTGCTTATGGCGATATAGATGGTTCATCACCATTTGGACGCAGCATCATAGATTTAGTCGGCAGTATGCAGAACTTAATGGATTCTGAAATGCAGATGTACCAATACAACCGCGCTTTACAATTAAACCCCCCGTTGATAAAGCGCGGTTCATTTAGTAAGAACAAAATTAAATTTGCTCCCAATATAATTATTGATGTCGGTTCCTCGCCAGATGCGACTGTCGAACCACTTAAGATTGATAGCACCGCCCTAGCAAACTTTCCAAATAACTATGGTTTGATGAAGTCTCAACTTCTCAATCTTCTGGCTAGTCCCGATACCAGTATTAGTGCCGATGTCGGTAATCCTGGATTTTCTAAGACTCCGCAAGGAGTTATGGCATCACAACAGAACCTGTCAGTTGATGACCATTATGTCCGCAAACAGTACGAAACGTGGTTTGAAAGATGGAGCGAAACAGCCATAAACCTCTATTTTGCTGAACGTGAGGGCATTGAAGAACTCCAATTAGATGAAGATACGGCTGAGGAATTACGGGGTCTGGATAATTTTGACCAAACCCTATTAAGTGATGATGACCGTATTCGGATAAACTACAGCACCACCACGCCTAAATTAAAGTTTGAAGTCGATGCTTCATCATCACAGATGAAAAATGACCCTAACCAGCAACAAATAGCCACCGATTTGCTTGGTCTAACAATGAAATACCCAATGTTGAACAGTTCTTATGGCGGACCAATAGATATTGACGAATTATCCCGTAAAATCGTTACAACCAGTGGTATTCAAGACCCTGACCGAGTGGCACCTGAACCAACCAAAGCCCAAAAACAAGCCAAACTACAAGCTAAACAAAATCCTAACCCATTCAGCCCAATGTTTGACAAACCATCACTAAAACTGGACTACAATGAACTACCGCCAAGCGGTCAAATCCAATTCGCCAAACTTGCTGGTATAGATTTAACTATGCAGGATGTCTTACAGGGACCTGTACTTGACCCGAACGCCCGAGGTGCTTCTATCGAACCCGTCATTGACCCGAATATGCTTGTTCCAGGTGGTTTAGCCCAACAGAATCAAATGCCAGACTCGCAAACATTCCCCCCAAACCCCCAGATACAACAAATGATGCAACAAGCCTACACTCCCAAACAAGAACCACAGCAAGCATCCCCCGACCCAACACAAATGACACCAGACCATGTTCTAAAAGCCCATGCCCAAGCCCATCAGCAGGAAATGGACAAAGCCAAACTATTATTAGAGGCGTCTAAAGCCCAACAACAGAACCAACAAGCTCAGCAATCCCACCAACTAGCCGTTAAGCAAGCTAATAAACCGGCTCCGAAGCCAACGAAAGGCTAATCATGGAAGATGACCTTTATCCAAATGATAGTTCTTACTTCATCCCCCGTGAACCAGCCGACCAGATAATCGAACGGAAGAAGGAAAAAGCCCAGACTTTAGAGAGCATCAATGAACTCAAAGCTATTGTGAACCGTTTAGACGAACGCATACAGTTTTACGAAAAGAACTCCAGCATACCCGATGATGTCCGAACCGACCCTCAACAGTTCTTAATCCTGCACAATACCTATACTTTAGTTGCCGAGAACCTAAAGAGCGAGAAGGAGTACATTGAAGGATTGATTACGTCATATTTAAAGAGTCGATAAGTTGCATGTTGCCCGCCCCAAATTGATGGCTCACCCCATCAAATAGACGGGCAGCATGGAGCCTATCTAACTCCCGCCCCGTGAGCGAATAACACGTTAAAGAAAGGATACCTATGGCCGATGAGCCAGACGTACAAGCACCGGATATTAGTCCGGATGACTTTGATGGGAAAGAGGAACCCAAAACTGAATCGTCACCAGTAAAAGAAACTAAGGCAGAGGTGAAAGCCGAACCCAAAGTGGAACCTGAAGCGGAGGTTAAAGAGGAAGCGAAAGCCGAACCTGAAGTCAAGGAAACAGATAAGCCCGAAGCAAAAGCTGAGGAGCCTGAAGAAACGGAAAAACCGCAAGGCAAAGCAGAAGAACGCAAAACCCAACTCAATACCGAGATTAGAGATTTAGTCTCACAGCGTAACGCACTAAAGGAAGAGGTCGCTAAAGCCAACGCCGAAGTGTATCAGCCCGCAACTGAAGATGAGTTGGTGGAACAAGGTCTGACAGCTACCGATGCTAAAGTCGAAGCACTTAGACAACAAATCGAAGTCAAAGACTACAACGATAGGGTAGCTGATGCTCAACTTACTTTAAGCAGCGAATCAGAGAGAGTCCTTCGGGATTTCCCTTTATTCAATTCTGAAAGTGAGCAGTATGATAAGGAACTTGCCGAAGAAGCCGCAGGGCTTTTAGAAGCCAACCTTATCCTCGACCCCAACACCCAACAGGTTATTGGTTCCAATGTTAGCCCTTACCAGCTTTACAAAACACTCGCCCGCGCATCTGGAATAAGTGGTGCTAAGGGGCAAATGAAAGGGCAGCAGGACACCGAACAGATGTTAGCTAACGCTGACGCTGGCGGTTCCGCTACACCCGAAAAGAAACCCGTTGACCCACTAACAGCCTTATGGGAGGGAGAGCTTTAAATATAAGGAAATAACATGGCCGCACAAAACTATGCAAGTGCAACGCTTGGCGTTATCGACGAACGTTTGCACCTTGCGACTAAAACTGCCGATATTGTTAACAACGGCGGTGTCCGTTTAGACTTTAACGGCAAAAACAGCGTGACTATTTACACAGTTAGTGTTGTTACAGAAGGAAACTATGTCCGTTCCGGTTCAAACCGTTTCGGGACATTGAATGAACTTGGTACTGGTACTCAGACATTTACTCTGAGCCAGGACAAATCATTTACGTTCTCAGTTGACCGAGGTAACTTGGAAGACTCGATGATGGTGCAAGAAGCTAACAAAGCAGTTAAGCGCCAAATCGCAGAAGTATCTGTTCCTAATACGGACATTTACACCCTAGCCGCAGCTCACGCTCTGGCTTTAACCGCTGGACAAGGTGCTACCGCTGCTGTCACCGCGTCTAATGTCTACGTCAAGTTCTTGGCGCAGAACGATGCTATGACAGAAGCTAAAGTACCTGAAACTGGACGCTTTTGTTTTCTATCACCAGCCACCTACTCACTTCTAAAACAGGACTCCACGTTCCGTTTAGCTTGTGATTTAGCCTATGCTGACCTTAAAAAGGGAATCATCGGTCAGGTTGATGGTGTAACTTTAGTTAAAGTGCCTAGTACCTATTTACCAACTAACGAAGTCTTCCTATTTATTTGGGAAGAAGTGCTTATTCGCCCGATGAAGTTCAACTCTACCCGCATCTTAACCGATGTCCAAGGTGTTGACGGAGCTGTGGCGGAAGGTCGTCGCTACTACGATGTGTTTGGCCCAGCCAACAAAGTCGTAGGATTGCGTTACCACCTAAGCGCATAAGAGGAGCCGTATGGACGCAAGTAACTTACCAAAAGGACAATCAACAGAAAAAACGGATGGTCGGGCAATCAATCAACCTGGCATCTATATACACAAAGATACCAAAGAACAATTCATCACAGCCGAGGGCGATGCTGGAGTAGTCCAAGCTGATGCACTCATGTCACCTGTCTGGAAGGACGCATGGTATCGGGCTGCTGATGTGCCTAATCGGATTCAGTTACTTGAAATCCGCAAGGCTCAAGCATTAAAAGACGCCAAAGAAGAAGCTCTTCAAAAGAAAGCTGATGAAGCTGAACTTGAAGAAGCTGTCACTTCGGTTAAATAAGAAAGGTTAAATTAAATGGCAAATGACGTAACAAACCAAGTCGGTTTGAGTCTTCATGGTACAGGCGGTATCGTATATGAGAATATCGATACGTCAAAAACCTTGGCTCTTGTTGACAACGGAATTGTACAGAACGTAATTGCTGATGGTATCACCATCACATTACCTGCTACAACTGCTGGCGCTTGTTTCACTATCCGTAATGGTGGTGTCCCAGCTTCCAGTGCGTTAGGCTCAGGAACAGGTTCAGACGCTTCGGCACTCATAACTATAGCGCCAAACGCCGTAGACCAGATTGCTGGACTGAACTTTACAGCCGCAGACAACAAGGCTGCATTAAATACTAAAGCTACTGCTAGGGTTGGTGATTACATCACTCTAGTTGGCGATGGTACTAATGGCTGGAACGTACTTTACGCCAAGGGCGTATGGGCGAGGGCTGCTTGACTAAATAGTAAGTTTATGGTATATGCTTCCAAGATTGGCGAAGCACTACTCGACTTACGATTGTCTGGTCAACCTCAAAGACTTCGGCTAATTCGGTTTGGGTATAACTACCTTCCGAATATAAACGTCTGATAGTTTGCACCTTAATATCGTCAAGTTTAGCTGTTGGGTTTTTAGAACCAACTAGACTCCTTCGATGTTCGACCATGTGTCGCATATTGTCATAATTGTCGCCCCATACTAGGTTATCAGCAACATTGTTCAATTTATTGTCATCTAAATGACACACAATGTTCTTACCTTTAGGGGGGTTACCAATGAAGGCGTATGCGACCATGCGGTGTACCGCTAACTGTTTGCTTTGCTTATTATGATATAAAGTGACAAATGCGTAGCCTCTTGCCCCCACTCCAGGCTTAAGGCACATTCTTTTATTATTGGAGTATTTGCTCTTTTTTATAGCTTTTACTCTACCTAGATTAGAAACTAAATATTTTCTATTAAATGGTTTAAAGAATACGGGTTTCCAAACTTCTCTGTTTAGGGACATGTACATATAGTAGCATACTTAGCTTGACTTTTCAAGTTTGGCAGATTACAATATACATTATATGTCTAGTTTACTTGCCACTTTAGGTCAGCAATACGAAATAATTGCTGGTACTGGCATACAAGAAGAAGTAGTTATTAACTTCAACGGCGCTCAGACGGGTGACCCTGGTGCTGTCGGCACTTATAAGATATTCCGAGTTACTGGTTTAGTTAGTGCGCAAATTTATGCTATCGTCGAAAATGACCTTGCTAGTTCCAGTGGTACTATAGCGGTTGGCGTACAGCGTGAAGCTCACGCTGGTGGTGGTAGCGACTCTACGGGTGCGTTTATTGCCGCTACTACTGCCTCACAATTAAATACTTCCGAAATCTGGACGGGAACTAATCCGCAAGCAGTTTTCATTGCTAATACCGTTACTAACTTCCCAGCCCTAGTCGTTACCCGAGATATTACAATTACTGTGGCTACTGCCACTATCACCTCGGGTCGTATCCGATTTGTTTGTCTATGGAAACCTATTACGGCTGGTTCCTTTGTAGCTGCCCGTGTAGCAGGCAGTCTTGTCTCCCCAAGTGCGTCCGTCAGTCCAAGTGCGTCCGTCAGTCCAAGTGCATCTGTCAGTCCATCAGCCTCGACTTCTCCAAGCGCCTCTCTATCTCCGAGTGCATCAGCAAGCGCTTCGCTGTCCCCAAGTGCATCAACCTCGCCCAGCGCTTCAGTATCTCCATCTACTTCAGTCTCCAGTTCGCCTAGTTCATCTCTATCACCTAGTTCAAGTGCATCAGCTAGTACAAGTCTTTCTCTTAGCCCATCCAGCTCTACATCGATTAGTCCGTCTAGCTCAACCTCTCCGAGTAGTTCAGCAAGCGCCTCGCTATCCCCAAGTGCTTCAGCTAGTCGTTCGCTTAGCCCATCATCGAGTATTAGTTCCTCTCCTTCAGCTTCTACAAGTCCTTCCAGTTCAATCTCAAGCTCTCCTAGCGCTAGTGTATCGCCTTCTAGCTCGGTATCATCTAGCCCAAGCGCCTCGACTTCTCCAAGCGCCTCGCTTAGCCCATCTAGCTCAGTCTCACCTTCACCAAGCCCATCACCATAGGAGTAAATTTTGCCCAAGCTTGGAAAGACAATTTCGAATGTTATCAGGGGTGATTCAAGGACTGTCAACCTGACTTTCTTAGAGTCTGACGGTACTACGCCAGTTAACCTAACAGGTGGTACAGTCTATTTCACAGTCAATACAAGTAGCGACCCATCAGATGATACAGGTGTAGCATTTCAGAAAACAGTGGCTGGTAGTAGTGCAACCTCCCCAACAACAGGACAACATACATTTACTCTGACTCATGCGAATACAAATATCACTCCTAATACCTATTGGTATGACGCTCAATTTGTCGATTCTACAGGAAACTACTTGTCTTCTTACCGCGGTAAGTTTATAATTCAAAGTGATGTAACAAGAACATAAATAGGAGTTTCAGGTGAGTGAAGTCTCTACAGCAGTAATAGGCAACGGTTGGGTTGGCAAATCAATGATAGAGTTGTTTCCTAACTCTGTTGTATATGACGAACCCCAAAAGATAGGTGAGCGAGCCTTAGTTAATCAGTGTGAAATAAGTTTTCTCTGTGTACCGACCCCCAACGTGGGTAAAGGTGGGTTAGATACGTCCATCGTAGAAGAAGTGGTGGATTGGTGCGAATCAGATGTCATTGTCATCCGTTCTACTGTAAACCCTGGTACGGCTGATAAACTAAAAGCTAGCGGTAAGCGGATTGTAACCCAACCGGAATATTTGGGCGAAACCACCGCACATCCTTTATTAGACCAGAGCGAACGCCCATTTATGATACTAGGTGGCGACCCAGCAGATAGAAGAAAAGTTATTGAAACCTATCAAGGAGTATACAATGCGAATGTTTCTATTAGACAAGTTACTAACACGGAAGCCGAGGTCATCAAACTCAGTGAAAACCGAGCCATTAGCTGGAAAGTTGCCCAATGCCAAGAACTCTACGACGTTTGTGAAGCCGCAGGAGTGGATTACTACACCATTAGGGACGCTGTCTATGGTGACGACCCGAGATTCGACCTCTGGTTTAGTTTCGTCTACCCAGATAGACGAGGAATGGAATCGAAGTGCATTCCTAAGGACGTCTATGCATGGGCGGCTTGGGCAGAAAGTTTGGGATATAATCCCGCCATCACGAAAGCAATCCTAGCTAAGAATGAAGATTGGGTAGGTCTAAATGAATGATGAATTAGATATCGCCATCAGGATATTACTGAAGTGGACAAGTGAGAACGGCGGGGATATGGAAGGCAATCTGGACTATAAAGATAAGAAGTATATTATACAGGTGAAGGAATACGATGCTATCAGTAATAATTCCAAGTAGGTCAGCCCAATGGCTCAAAAAGACTGTAGAAGACCTTCTAAATAAAGCTGAGGGTGAAGTTGAGGTTATAGTTGTGCTGGATGGTCGCTGGCCAGACCCACATGAAATGCCCCCAGAAGACCCAAGGGTTGTCCAGATTCACCACGGCGTGATACACGATAACTTAGGTATGAGGGCGTCTATAAACGCTGGAGTAGCTGTTTCAAAAGGCGATTATCTGATGGTTATAGATGAACAGTGTATGGTATCTGAGGGTTATGATGTGCGCCTGTCAAGCATCTGTGAAAATGATTGGGTCATAATCCCTCGTAGAAAGCGCCTAGAACCTGAAACCTGGACACTTATAAACGATGGGCGCCCAGATATAGATTATATGTATACCGAATACCCCTACGCTAAACCATACGATAAGACTCAAGGATTACACGGCGCGGAGTGGAAGCGCCCAGAGCGTAAAGATATAGAAATAGACGACACCCCTACCTGCCAGGGCAGTTGTTACTTCATGTCACGCAAATGGTGGGATGAAATCATAGGTGAACTGGACAGTACCTACTATGGACCTTTCACGATGGAAGCCCAGGAAATTTCCTTAAAAACCTGGTTGTCTGGAGGGAGAGTGGTTGTGGATAAAGGAAGCTGGTACGCCCACTGGCACAAAGGCTCTAAGGGCAAAGGCTACGCCTTTACTAACGAACAATACCGTAGGCATCAAGAGGGCATGGAAAAAGGCCGTCTGTATGCCATCGAGTATTGGTTAAACACGAAGGACTTCAAATACGACTGGAACTGGTTTGTTACAGAGAAGTTCCCAGATATGCCTGGCTGGTCTGCCGATTGGAAAGAACGAGTAGAAGTAGATAAATTGAAGGACTATTCTACTTTGAAATATGCCAATGACGAATGGCTAGCAAGGTTAAGAACGTGATTATTGGTTCAGGAGATTTGGCCTCTGTCCTGCCCGATAGAGATGACTTATTATTTTTCGCCAGTGGGGTTAGTAATAGCCAGTGTACTGATGAGAGTGAATACCAACGCGAGGTAGACTTACTCCTGGAACAACCTAGAGACGCTCACATAGTTTATTTCTCTTCATTAGCCATATTCTTCAGTGTCAGCCGATACGCCCAGCACAAGCGAGATATGGAGGCTATGGTCAAGGCTAACTTCCCCTTACATACCATAGTCAGGTTAGGCAATATTGATTGGGGGTCAAATCCACACACCCTGATAAACTACCTTAAAGCCCACCCAAATGCTGAAATTAAGAATGAATGGAGATATATAGTGGATAAGGATGAATTCTTATACTGGATTAACCGAATACCCGACTGGAGTTGCGAAATGAATATTGTTGGCAGAAGACTTAAAGTACAAGAAATTAAGGAGGATTACTGTGACATCATCATTAAAGAATAGAATAGAATTAGCCAAGTATTTTGCAGAACTAGGGTTTACTGAAGGTGCAGAAGTTGGAGTATTTACTGGTTATTTTTCAGAGGTAATGTTTCAGAATATCCCAGCACTTCATTTATATTGTGTAGATATATGGGGCGAGGGTAAGTACCAACGTGCCGAAGAAGCCTGTTTAGAGCGCCTTAAACCTTACAATGCCACTATAATCAAGAACTACAGCGTCGAAGCTGCCAAACAGGTTCCTGACGGCTCTCTGGACTTCGTGTACATAGACGGCGCCCACGATTATACGAATGTGAAAGCTGATATCGAAGCTTGGGCGCCTAAAGTTAAAGTAGGCGGCATTATCTCTGGTGATGATTTTTACCAAGGGAAAAGCGGAGGAATGGGGGTAATGAAAGCGGTAACAGAGTATTGCAATAACCTATATACTAACGGTATGCCACGAGAGTATCATTACAATCTCAAACTAACGCTTTGGGATGATAATAACCCTATTAGAGACGATAGACAACCAAACTGGTATTTCGTTAAAGACCAGTAGGAGCATATATGCCGAAGTATTTATTTTCACCAGCTAAACGGGCATCAATAGCGTCTTTCAAGTTTTCATACCTACCGAGATGTATTTTCTTACGATTCACCATGAGATATGCGCTGTACTTGTTTCTATCTTTCTCAAAAGAAGTTCCCCGGAAGCTTGTTGTGTTATTTTTTGAAAGGCTGGAATTGATAGTATTCTCTCTACTTGTGCAAACTCGTAGATTAGTTTTACGGTTATCTAGCTTATTGTGGTTGATATGGTCTGTTACCATGCCCGTGGGCGTACTTAGGATAAATCTATGAAGATAAGTCATTTTTCCGTTAATCATTCTGGTAGCTACATAGCTATTAGTAATAAACCATTTATATTGGCTGACTCTTTTGTAATCCGATTTATCAACAATTACTTTAATGGGCGGTTGGTTTTTATACCTCACAAGTTCCAGTATCATACTATAATAGTAACAAACGTCCCCACAAAGAGCAAGGGCTATGTATGAAAATCTTTGTAGATGCCGACAGGCTAGAGTTAATCAAAGAGTTCAAAGGTAAGGGCGTTGAGATTGGCGTAGCTGAAGGCTGGTATTCAAGTAAGATTATGGAATTTGGACAAATTGATATGATGTGGGGCATTGACCCATATACTCCGCACCAAGGATATAGAGATTATACGAGAGAGACTACATATAATAAACTCCGCACTAAAGCTCACGAACGATTAGATAAGTACCCTAATTATGAGTTCTTAGAAGAGTTCAGCACGGGGGCAGTAAAGAGGTTCGCAGGTAATTCACTTGATTTTGTCTATATAGATGGCGACCATTCTTACGAAGCTGTTACCACAGACATTACTGAATGGATTAAGAAAGTAAAACCAGGCGGGATTATAGCTGGGGATGACTATATACGTAGTCACCGTGATAAGAGATTTTATGATGTTATTAGAGCTGTCGATGATTATGTTATCCACAATAATATACCAAGATTATATCTATACACCGCTGGTAGAAACCCAACTAATTGGCTATTTTATAAACCATGAGGCTTGCAATCTTGAGTGCTAATCTGGGTTCTTTTGATAAAGTTGTTAAACCTGTTGACCAGGAACTGCCAGAGGGTATCGAGCAGATAGACTACCATTGTTACACAGATGAGGACTTTCCTCCTATATTAGGGTTGACCCCTCGTTTGCAGTATAGAATCCCAAAATTATTTGGCTGGCAGATGTTTCCTGGGTATGATTACTATATCTGGCTGGATGGCGGGTGCTCACTCCTCCGGCCAGATTCTGTGAAATACTATCTAGACCAACTGGGAAATGCTGATATAGCTTTATTCAAACATCCCTCTAGGCGTAATGCTCGCCAAGAAACCGCCCATATAGAGGAACACTTACAACTAGGCAAGCCGTACATCACCTCGCGCTACAAAAACGGCTTGCATAAGGAACAACTTGCGGACATTCAGTTAGACACTGAATATAAGGACGACAAACTCTACGCCTCTACTACTTTCATTTATAAGGATAGCGAGGAAATGCGAGATGCTATGAGGTTGTGGTGGTTGCACCAGAGCAGATACTTCACATGCGACCAGATAGTGTTACCCTATGTACTGTGGAAGTCTGGATTGGTCGTTAAAACATTTGACCAGAGAATCTATCAAACGGGGTTTATGTCATTAGTGAGTAAACATCGATGAGTAATATAAGTGTAGTTGTACCGACCGTTGATTATCGCCAAGAGATATTCGACCATTTCATGGAAGCATGGCGACCGCTGTTCGTAGTACATGATGTGAGGTTTATTAAGGTGTTGGATGGCGAAGAACCCAAACTCTATGACGGAGACAAGGAATACTCTATTAAAGACGTTATGGGCGAATACGGCGATTGCTTGACGAACTTCAATGCCGGTATCAGAAATCTAGGTTTTGCCTATGTCGCAAAATATTTACCAGAAATTGAGTACATCATTACCCTAGATGATGACGAAGTGCCTATCGGCGACCCCATCCAAGACCACATAGACGCTCTTAATCGTAAAGTACCAGTGAGTTGGATAAGTACCGCAGTAGATGATTACACAAGAGGTTTCCCTTATGGGATACGAGAAGAAGCTGAAGTCGTACTATCACACGGAGTATGGGAGGGTGTAGCTGATTGGGACGCTGCCACTCAACTAGTCAAAGGTTCTCACCGCCCAATCGAGTTCTATAGAGGACCAATCCCTAAAGGAATCTATTTCCCAGTCTGTAGCATGAACCTAGCCTTTAAACGATGTATGCTACCGTATATCTATCAAGCTCCTTGGGCTTTAGGAATTAAACGGTTTGATGATATTCTGACAGGAGTAGAAGCTAAACGTGAAATAGACGAACACGGTTGGGCGGCTGTTACTGGTTATGCCCGTGTTCACCATGAGCGAGCTTCCAACGTATTTACGAATTTAGAGAATGAAGCTCCAGGTATGCGCCTGAACGAACAGTTCTGGCAGGGCGATGAATCCCACCCATATTTCAAAATATATAGAGAGAAGTATGCCCAATGGCACAAGTTTCTAGACCAGATTTAACAGCAATTTATTATACGTCTGAGGAAGCTCCTGATTTCTTTCGTGCCTCGTTGCAAGTTAAATTGCTTGAGGCTTTAGACGGTTTGCCTTTAGTAGTAGTAAAGAAACCTGCGGATATACCACGTTCCCAGGCTCAGATATACCGCCAAGTCTTACAAGGCGCCAAAGAAGCAACTACAGATTTCATAGCCTGTTGTGAGGACGATGTACTCTATTCTCCAGAACACTTTAAGTTCCGCCCCAAAGATGGGTATTGGGGATATAATATGAACGCTTGGAGTCTATTCACATGGGGCGAAACTTTGTTTAGTTATAAAGCTCCTGGTGGGCGCAGGAATCTTAATGGACTTATCTGCGAAAGAAAAATGCTAATTGAACACCTGGAAGAACGATTTAAACTGTGGCCTGATGATTCTAAGATAGATATTAGGATATTCGGGGAGCCTGGTAAGTATGACAACCAGTTAGGGACAACACCGTACCCATCACAAGATTTTTACATTAACCCACCCAATATAGTATTCTCACATGAAGCTAACTTACAGTTTAAGGGATTAGGCTATAGGAAGGGTTTGGGGCAGATTAGAGCTACCGAAGTCCCGTATTGGGGCAAAGCTGAAGAGTTACGTAAACTTTACTCTACAGAATGATAAAATCTTCCCCATAAAGGTCCCCGTCTGTGAGAATCCAATCATAGTATCTATTATCCGACTTGCGTATCATTAGATGTCCATCTTTGAGAATACCGAATATATTCCTATTACCCCATTCTAATTTAGTTACGTTCTTACCAGCCATAATTTCTTTAAGAGCTTCGTAGAAATCAAGCTCAGTTTTCTTAATTACTTTGGGAGGGCTAGGACTAATACTTTGTTGTCTCATACACACAGATTGTATGCTATAATGTATAGTAAGTCAATATGAAGAAGATTAAACTCACACAAAATAGATATGCCTTAGTAGATGATGAGGACTTTGATGAACTTAATAAACATAAGTGGTGTTATTCAATGCAAGGGTACGCAGTAAGAGACATAGGTGGAAGAAAGAACAAAACAAGGATTTTAATGCATCGCTTGATAAATAATACTTCTGCCAATTTATACACCGACCACATCAACCGCAATAAACTAGATAATCGTCGCATAAATCTTAGGGCAGTTACACAAAGTGTAAACGGTCATAACTGTAAGCTGTCTAAGAATAATAAATCAGGGTACAACGGAGTAGAGTGGTACAAAAATCGCTGGGTAGCAAATATTAAAGTAAACTATAAGAAGATATATCTAGGGCGTTACGAAAAATTAGAAGAGGCTGTAAAAGCCAGAAAGAAAGCTGAGGAGGTTTACCTTGAAGTATGATTTGTCCGTGATAATACCAGCTCGCCAAGAGGAATGGCTATCTATTACAGTAGAGAAAATCTTGCAGGAAAAACGTGGCAAAACCGAAGTTATTGTTGTCTGTGATGGTAATTGGCCAGAGCCTGAGGTTAAAGACCATCCCGATGTGCGGATTATTTATCTTAGTGAATCTGTTGGGCAACGGGCAGCACAGAACCTAGGAGCTCGTTTGAGTAGTGCTAAGTATGTTATGAAAGCAGATGCTCACGTTAGATTTTCAGAGGGTTTTGATGTTGAAATGCTTAAAGCCTTTGCCGAACTTGGGGATAATGTTACGATGGCTCCGATGTTGCTAAACCTCTGGTGTTATGACTGGAAATGCCTAAAGTGCGGGTCAAGATGGTATCAGGGTCCGACGCCAACTAGGTGCATGAAGCGAGGCAAGAATACTTCAGAGGTGCTAGAACATCCTGAATGCGATGGGACTAAGTTTATTAAAAGAGTAGTCTTTAAGCCCCGACCTGACACTCCCCACTCTACATCGTTTCGTTTCGATAATATGCTACATTTCCAATATTTTGATGAGTATAAGGCTAAACAGGAGGGTGATTTAGTAGAATCTTTGAGTCTTCAGGGTTCGTGTTTTATGGCTACTAGAGAGAATTATTGGAAGAAACAACTATGCGATGAATCTTGGGGGTCATGGGGCCAGCAAGGCTCAGAAGTTGCGATGAAAACCTGGTTGTCTGGAGGTAGAGTGATTATGAACAAACGTTGCTCTATGGCTCACCTCTTCCGTACTCAGCCTGGATTTAGTTTCCCTTATCCTCAATCAGGCAAGTCCCAACAAAAAGCCCGTGATATATGTAATGAGATATTCAAGAATAATAAATGGGAGCAACAGGTTCACCCCCTCAGCTGGCTTGTGGAGAAGTTCTGGCCCGTCCCAGGTTGGACTGACGAGGACTTGCGCAAGCTGAAAGAAGCCGATGCCAGAGTTAAGTAAGTCGATTATCTATTATAGTGATAGCCAACTCGACCCAAAGATAGCTGAACCAGTAAGACAGCAGTTACTTAGTATTGGGCTACCCATAGTCAGCGCAACCCTAGAACCATTAGATTTTGGTGATAATTATCACGTTGAAATGAAACGAGGTTACGAAGCTTACTTTAATCAGATACTAACGTGTTTAGAGAATACTACTACAGATGTGGTATTTTTCTGCGAGCACGATAACTTAATGCACCCGTCACATTTTGATTTCACCCCGCCCACTAAAGATAAGTTCTACTACGATTTAAATTGGTGGAAAATTAGAAAAGATGGGCTGGCGGTTCACTGGGATGCAGTCCAAGTATCTGGACTATGTTGTTACCGTGAACTAGCCCTTAAACATTATATAGACCGACTTAAGAACTTTGACCCAGATAAGTTTGACCGTAAGTTTGAACCCACAGTTAATATTGAATACGAGACTTGGTGGGCGGAATATCCAAGTCTTGACATCAGACACGAACAGAATCTCACATATAATAAGTGGTCGCTTGCCCATTTCAGAAATAAGGATACTGCTGTCAATTTCCAAAGTAGCACCATTGACCAGATAAAAGGTTGGGATTTAGAGACTATCAAGACATTGTTTGCATAATATGTTACCATGCAATTATAATTAAGGATAACTATGTCGCTAACTGAAACTCGACCAAACAAAAATGCTGACGGTCATCTTGGTACTAAATGTTCAAATTGCGGTGGCTATGGGTTTACTCTTGGCATAGCTGGAACTGACCATGGTTGTAGATTTTGTAATCAAACTGGGGTAGCCCAACCAACTACGAGAGATATAGATACAAGACTCAATAATTTAGAAGCTGAAATTTATGGGTTAAAAAATATAATAACGAAAGCATTAGGTAAGATGTAATGTCGAGACAATTCTGGGTTGAGCTTTTGGCATGGGCGACTGCTACGGCTACCGCTATAGCTAACTCAACAACTGAAACTATAGTGTTTCCTAACGTAACCGTCCCTGCAAACTACATGCAGGATGGCAGAGCTTTACGGATGAAATTGATGGGGTCTTATGGAACCACAGCCACACCAACACTTATATTTTCTGTCCGCTGGGGTGGGGTTGCTGGAACAGTTCTTGCAAAACAAGCAGCTAACGTGACTACGTCAGGTGTGGGTGGCGGTGCTTCCATGACTGCTATGTGGGAGGGCGAGGTAATGATTCAGACTCGTTCCAATGGTGCTACAGGAACACTGATGACAAACGGTACGACAACACTGTTCACTAGTACACTACTAACTGCTGGTACAGTTACTAACTATGGTCAAACCGCCCCAATAGCGTCAGGTTCTACGGGTGGTACTACTCCTGTAGCCGTAACTGCTGATTTGACTGCTGATACCGCTCTCTCCATAACAGCTACTTGGGGAACAGCTAATGCCGCCAACAGTATCCAAGGAATGAATTACGAGTTAGAAAGCCGAAACTAGACCTCATGGGAACATTAGGACCGAACAATGGCGGCACATTTGCCGATGATGCCACTGTGGGTACAATTGCTTGGACTAATCCTAGTAATGCCTCGGCTTCTGATAATATTTATGCGACGGCTTCTTTATTGGCTACCCAGATAACACACTATCTCAAATCAACTAATTTTGGTTTTGCCATCCCAACAGATGCGACTGTCATCGGGGTTACGGTTGATATTGAGCGCTCCCAAACAGGAGTTGGAGCAGCAGTTAATGATAGTTCAGTTAAATTAGTTAAGGGTGGAACGATTAGTGGAAACGAAAAAGCCACTGGAACAACCTACCCAACGACTGATGCTTATGCAACCTATGGTTCAGCCAGTGATTTATGGGGGTTGACTTTAACCCCAGCAGACATAAATTTATCTACTTTTGGGGTAGTTATAGCCTCGACTGATACAGTGGCTGGTACTGCTCAAATTGACCATGTTCGTATTACAATTGATTATACGGGTTCAAATAGAGGCACAAACCAGAATAAATATTTTAGAGTTGGGGCTGGTATGAGTCGAAGTGAGGGTGGTAGCTAATGGCTAGGTTATTTAATGGTACTAGCGATGTAATCACCGCAACAATGGCAGCAGTTGATAGTGGCGATTGGACAATGGGTTGTTGGTTCAAGACAAATGCTAACACAAATTACTATGGTTTATTTGCTATAGCAACAGGCGCAGATGCCAGAATACAAGAAATATTTATCGAAATACCAGCGACAACAGGCGAGTCAACTTTCAGAGCTAACCAATATGCAGCCACAACCAATGCTGATACGATACCAGCTACCGGAAATGCTATCTCTAATGGTGTATGGTACTGTTTCGTAGCTACATTTAGGGCTTCTGATGGAAAAATACGTATTTACAAAGGCACATTGACAGCAAGTATGGCTGAACCAACTTATTTCAGACAAACCGTCTTGGCTGGAGCGAGAACAACAGGAGGTACGGCAGTTAATCTTGGAAGATTTAATGCGACTACGGCTCTTTACTTTAACGGCGCACTTGCTTACCCATTTTTTGCGAAAAAAGAGTGGACACTTGCAGAAAGTGAAGTATATCGGCATGGTAGAATCCCAATAACAAGTTTGCAAAATATGTGGATGTTGACGAATCCAGACGTAACCATAAATTTTGACCAGATAGGTGGGGCTAATGGCACCAATACAGGTGTCACGGTAAACCCTGACCCAATACCATTCTTCTTACCAAGTGGTTTAAACAATTATCAATTTGTAAGTGCCGGCGATGGCATGTCTGTCAGTGAGAAAATCAGATGAAAACATATGTTCAGTCTAATAGTAA